ACTCGATTGCAGCTCTGACAGGGACAGTCAATGCTCTAATAAAGCATCAGGCTACTCAGGATGAGCAAGTGTTAGCTGAGGAGCTTGAAAAAGTTCAGGCTGACACAGTTAACAGAACATCGAGCAGATCCTTTCAGAACGCATCGGCTGAAATGGTTCGTGAGATAACAGACACAGTTGAAGAACTGGGACTCAACCTTGAACAATCCGAAGAACTCGCAGACTTCAGGGCTTTGTGGACACCAGCCTATCAAAATAATGATATCTCAGGACTATATGCAGCATACGCAGAATTTTTGAAAGTCGCTAGACGATTGGAGAGAAGTAAGCGTGAAACTGAAGTTGAGGCAACTCGAAGAACAGCAGAGGAAGAGAGGCGAAAACAGAACGAGGAACTTGGTATTAATGACCTGGATTCAGGTGTGGGTATGCCAGTATCTCCCAATGGCAACTCTTTACTTACTAGACTTGGAAATTCCGAGACTTCAGTTACTAGAGATGAAATAGCACAAGCTGCCGAGCAAATGAAAAAGCTCGGCATTAGATTTTAATTAGGAGAATTAAATGGCAATCGGAAATACTATTACTGATTCGTTAGCTGATTCGATTCCTACTATGATTGCATCTGCAAGAATTGTCAGGGAATTTGCTGGCGTAATGCCTAACCTTGTTGACAGGCAAAGGTTAGACGAAAACACAGGTACTGTCTGGAATGAAGTTGCAATGTCAAAGTTGACAGCTCAGGCAGTTACAGAAAATACAGAACTAGACAACCCACAACAAATGGAAGATACCCTCATGAGTATCACTCCTACAGTTATCGGTGTACATACTGTTATCACCGACAGGGTTGCTTTAAGAATTAGTGCGAATGCTTATGCCCAAACAGGGTCATTGGCACAGAACGCTATTGAAAGAAAGAAAGACGAAGATGGACTTGCTGCTATCGATGGAGCTACTACAGCTCTTGGTGGCGCAAATGCATTGGACTCAGGTGAAGTTGCTGCTGCAGCTTACAGGATAACTTCTAACACAACAGAACCAGCTCCTGCTAATGCTCCAATCAATGCAGTATTTCATGGGTTTTCTTTAAAAGATATCGATGATGAATTGATTAATGCAGGTCTTGATACTACTGATGGTCAAGGCGCACCTTTAACTAGTGGTGTAGCTGTAGAGGCTTACCAAAACAGATACAGAGGAACTATTGCTGGTGCAAGACTTTATGAAGATGGCAACTTAACTATCTCATCAAACCTTGCTAAAGGTGGAGTTTTCTCTCAGATGGCTTTGGTATTAGTAGAGGGTAGATCACCTTACATCGAGACTAAGAGATTACCTGAACTTGGTGGTGGAGCTACAGCAATGTACCACTATGACGAGTACGCATATGGTGAGCGTGGTTCAGGAAATTGGCTATACGAAGTACAGGCAGACGCAACAGCACCAACTAGCTAATGAATGAAAGAAGAAGGGCTTGGTCTATAGAACGTGGGCCAATTCCAAAAGGGTGGGTCGTTCACAACATGAACGGCAATATGAGGGATAACAGGCTAGAGAACCTGGCTTGTATCCCTCGTAAAACAGACAACATAAGTCAAGTAATCGCTCCCTACAGGGAACGGATAAAAAAATTAGAGCAAAAGCTCGAGGAGAAATAAATGGCATCAGTATTAAGTAATCCAGGACAAATAGTATTATTTAATGATTTTTTTGGTGTAAGTGAAACATTAGCTTTAACAACTGACACAGCTCAACTAGGAGATTTCTACGCAGGTGGTGAAGGTTTTGAAGATAACGATGCAGGAATTGCAGGCAAAGATTCATTAAATGGAGTTGTTACTCTTACATCTGGAAACACAGACGCAGATACAACTTTTATAGGGACACACATTGGATTTGATGTAGGTCTAATGGGGCCTATTGTCGCTGAGACTAGAATCAAACTTCCAGACCTAGATACTAAAGAAGTATTTTTTGGTTTGACAAGCATACTTTCAGTTGATGAACAACTTGAGGACATTGTTATAAATGCCTCAGGAACTAGTATCACGATACCTGCAGAAGTTGCAGGGTTTTATCTAAGTGATGAACTTACAGATGACGAGGACTGGCATGGTATTCACAAAGGTGGAACTGCAGCAGCATCGACAACTACTACTAGTGTTGATTTAGATGATGATGCAGTAGCAGGTGAATTTCAGACGCTTAGATTAGAAATTGCTAACAATGGTACTTGCCGATGGTACATAGACGGAGTCTTAAAGCAGACTGTTGAGGGTGCTGTTTCTACAACTACAAACTTTGCAGTTTGTTTAGCAGTAGCAGCAAACACAACCGAACTTGGAATCATTGATTGCGATTATATGTTGGTTAAAGCAAACCGAGACTGGACTATAACTAACTAGGAGAGTAAATGGTTTCCAGGATTGAATTATCCAGTACCGAAATCATGGGTCATGAGCCTTGTTATTACATTTCAGAGATGAATAAACAGGCTCATGATTCTTCAGGTTTCAGAAGATTTCAAACAATAACTGTTATTAGAAATGACAGGAAGGTGAAATTTGAAAGAGACATCGGAGACTCAAGATTATTCGGCGAACAATTTCAATTAGTCTGTGGAGTTCCAAATGGTAAGGGTGGTGGCGAAGCACTATATACAGTAGAGGAAGCTATAAGGATGGCTCAGACCATGAACCTCAAGCCCCCTGAAATGTCTCAAAGAAAGCCAAGAGATTTAAGACAAATGTATTTGGACAACATAGAAGAAAGAAATAAAAGGAAAAAGGGGTTGAGTGTATTTGGCCCTAAATTCAAAAAGGAGCGAACCTGATGGTACAAAACAATGAAGTATCTATCCAAGAACAGTTAAGAGATGCAGAAGCTGCAGAAGAGCCTGGAAACATAAAGGCTGGGTCTGTGGTTGGTAATGCTGATGGCGTTACTTTAAGTGCAAATGAACTACATAGTGCAGGATGGGTATATGTCTACGATACCTTTACAGGTGATCGCTCAATAGTTAACAGGAATATGTTGCCACAACAATTACAGAAAAGACGAGAAGATGGCTCATATGCATTTACTACAACTAAACCTCAAAAAGAACGAGTTTTAGGACAAATCAAATGCCGTTTGCACAAAGATGACCCTGAAAGAGAACTTTTTGATTCATGGGGTCTTGCTTACTGCACTAAAGATAACTTAACAGCCTCTCATGATTTGAGAGTCCATATGGAAAAACGCCACAGAAGAGAATGGGCAACCATCGATGGCGAGAACAGAGCAAAAGAAAAAGAAGAAGAAAAAGCTAAAGACAACTTGTTAGCTGAGGCTATCAAGGAACTCGCAGCTTCAAATAGAGCAAGCAATAACAGGAGAACTAATAATGGCGAAAAATAATTTTTCTCCCATACCCAATTCGTTAGTGACCCATGCTGTAACAGACTCAGCAACATCGCTGACAGTACCTGACCAAGCTAACTACGCTGAGGGTTATGTCAGAACTAACAGTGTTACTGAAACTCGTGATGGAACTGCTCCTACAAATACTAAAGGTAGGACTTGGGCAGCAGGAGACATAATAGTTTTAAGATCAAGAGATGAAGTTACAGGATTTCAGGTCATAAGGCAGAACGATTCTAACGCTGCAACAATTGATTTTGAGTTCTGGAACAAAGTGCCAGGTATGAACTAATGGCAGGGATACTATTACCAGGAAGTGCTAGACCAGGTGGTGGAGACATCGAGGGCGTAACAGCAGGAGATGGATTGTCAGGTGGTGGAACTAGTGGTTCTGTAACTGTAACACTCGATCTTAATGAGCTGACAGCAGCAGCAGTTGCTGATGGTGACTTCATTGCAATTATTGATGCTAATGATTCCAATGCTTCTAGAAAAGAAGCAGTCGCTGACTTGGCTACTTTATTTGCAGGTACTGGCTTAACAGCTTCCAATTCTGTCATTTCTGTAGACGATAGTACTGCATCTGCCAAAGGTGCTGTTATTGTCGCAGGGGGAACTGGAATTAGTGTAAGTTACAGTTCAGGTACAGCAACTGTAGCAGGAAGTGACGCAAGTACATCTGCTAAGGGTATTGCTCAATTTAGTTCTGATAACTTTGCTGCATCTAGTGGCACTATAACAATTAAGGATGGTGGTGTAGTCACAGCGGAATTGGCAAATGACGCAGTTACAGGTGCAAAGATTGCTGACGATGCGATTGACAGCGAGCACTATGCCGATGGTTCAATAGATTCTGCACACCTGGCTGCTGATGTAGTGACAGGTGCAAAAATTGCTGATGATGCAATAGATAGTGAGCACTATACTGATGGGTCTATTGATACTGCTCATATTGCTGACAATCAAGTTACAGCAGCTAAAATTTTTGATTTAGCTAGAGGTAGCATACTTTATGGAAACGCTAGTGCAGCTTCGGCAGAACTTACAAAAGGAAGTGCTAATACAGTTTTAACATCTGATGGTACTGATATTTCATGGGCTGCTGCAGGTGGTGGTGGACTTGATGAATATGATATTTGGGCACTTTCTTCTGATGGTTCAGATACTACAGAATCTGCTTTGGATACAAACTTAACAAGATGGGCACCATCCATTGATAGTGAAAATGCATTTGAAAAAATTGGTACTGGAATGTCTAAGTCGAGTGGTAGTTTTACTTTCCCAAGCACAGGCAAGTACGAAATACTTGCACAAGCATCTTTTTCAGGGCAAAGTGGTGGTAACGATCAAGTTTATTGCATTATTCACCATACTGTTAATTCTACTAGTGCAACAGTTGCTCGTGGTGCTGCTTATCGACAAGGTAGTAGCGAAACTTCAGTAACTGCAGGTCCAGTTTTATTAGATATTAGAGACACTGCTGACACTGTTGAATTTGAAATTCAAAGTCATGATGCCTATGGGGGTGTTGTTAAAGGAAACTCTACTGTTTTGTATACATTCATTGCGTTTAAAAAGATAGGAGATACATAAAATGGCTGACCCAACTGGCAGACCAAATGATTATGATGATGTATTGACGCTCATGCACAACGGTGCTTGGTTTGGTTTTTATAAAGATGCTGATTATTCAACTGGTATAGCAGCACCTCATGTATATGAAAATTTAGTAATTCATGATTCTAGTAAAGATAAACCAACTAAAGATTATCTTGATACTGAATTAGCTAAATTACAAGCAGCATGGGATGGAAAGGCTTACGCAAGAAACAGATACATTGAATACCCTGCTATAGAAGACCAACTAGACATGATGTATCACGACCAAGTTGATGGAACTACAACTTTTAAAGATGCCATTAAAGCAGTAAAAGACAAGTATCCAAAGAGCTAGTTAATGACAGAAGACATAAAAGTAAAAGATGAGGACATACAGGAATTACTAAAACAATTTCCTGCTGTTCAGAAAGAACTCACGATTATTGCTCAACGAAGAATTATCAGTGAACTGGAAGAGGCGAATCAAAATTTAATTAAACAGAAAGCAAACATAAAAGAGGTAAAGGTGAGCTAATGCCAACGACTACATGGGCAACAATGCGACAAGACATACTCAGACCTCTTGGTCTAATAACAGGATCTACAACTACTAACATAAGTAGTGGGAATGCGAATGTCTTAGACACTAAATTAACAGACAGATTCCCAGTAGATGATTACTTTAATAACAGGTTTTTTGTACACATAACATCAGGTAATAACGCAGGTACTGTAAGAAGAGTTACAGATTACGCACAGTCTTCAGGAACTCTTACAGCAGCAGGAGCTAACTGGTCGGCAGAATCAGGGTCAGTGACTTTTGAATTGTCGAACATACACCCTGACGATGTTACAAAAGCATACGATCAGGCAAGGCAAATTGTCTTTCCTGGCATATCAATTATCAGAGACTTGGAAAGTATTGTTACAGGCCTAGATCAGTACACATACACAGTTCCATCGAGTATCAGATTGATAGATCGAGTGTACAGAGGAAACAGAAGAAACGCTGACTCC